CTCGTCCGCTTCACCCTGCTGCCCATCGACAGCGCACGCATGGCAATCATCCTATTCAATTGGGCGACACTAAAGCCCCACGCAATCTCCCTAGGATCGACTCCGCCAAATTCAGCACAGAGCGCCTCAAGCTGCGCGAGCCAGTCGGCGTCGTAGGTTGTGATTTTGAATCCGCCGGCTCCTCTTTTTTTTTCGATGGATTCGATTTAATCATCTGGCTAGATGCCATCGCGTCCTGGATGGCAACCGCGACAACGCCCAGCGCCTCGCCGGCGGTGATGTGCCCGTATTGCTTGCAGAACTCAATCGCGGCATTGTCGAACGCGAGCCACGCATCAGCCTGGATGGAATCGAGATGGCTGAGGTATACGGCGAACAGTTCCGGCGATCCCTGCGCCTCATCAGATAGCTGGCGAGCTGCACGCAGTCGCATATCAAGGCCCATGACCGGAGTCATTGTGTCGGGGCCGCCCTCGATGGCGTACAGCGCCCGCCATACGTCAGCATCAGCGATGTCGCCTGGGCGACCGAGTAATGGCGACGAGATCAGCGCGAGCGCCACAAGAGCGCCGGGCCTGACTGCGCCTATCGAGGACTCGCCGACAGGATAGCGCCCGCCAATAGCGGCGATGGTCTCCGAATCCGCCACGCCGGCAGCGCGTTCAGCATCAATCGCCTCATCAATTCTCGCAATCTCAGGATCACTCTGAATCGCCGTGATTGCATTGACTGCCTGTTCATGGTCCACAAATGGGACTCCTCAATCACGGATTAGCTGGGGAGGTCAAAAAATGCAGAAATTTTGAACGTGTTAACCTCGGAACTGTCAGCAGTTTCATCGCGGGTCGCATCTTCAATATTGAACGACTCAGTGCCGTTGCCATCCCAGTCCAGGGCGATCTGGCCGCCGCTGGCCGGCAACGCTGTCGTTGCAACATCAAACTCAACCGTCAGTTCTGCGGTGATTCTGCGCTTGCCGGCGTTCGTTGCATCCACATTGCCCGACGCATCATGACCAAAACCGAACTCAGTGTTATCCGTGTACGATGCCTCCACGATTGTGCCAAGCGCGGCGACTGCTGCATGGTTTTCGATTATTACAAATGTTTTGGCCATCTCTCTCTCCTAATCTATCTATGGTACATCATGAATCGATGAGCCTGTCACCGTGACCGGCAGCATCCTTACTCGTTTATCGCCGTCATCACTGCGAAATCCCTCACCCTCATTGCTGGTGCCAAATATTTTCAGCCCACCGCCTAGTTCGAGGTCGCTATTTATTGACGCTTCTGCCCATGCATCGCGAACAGCGCCAATCATCAAATTGACCACTGCGCTGCTTGGATCGTCTGTTTTGTCGCTGATGCACATGATCTCGACGCGGGCTATGTCATAGCCATCATATACGCCGGCGGTGGCATCCTCCATGCTGACCGCCTTTACTAGAATGACCGGCCTGATCTCATTAACGCCAATCTCATCAGCAACGCGGACAGTATATGTGCCGCTGATCTCGCCAAACGCATCAAGGGCCGCTTTAACTGCCAGTTCGTATAGTGTCTCAAGTTTTTGAATTACAGCCATTCAGAGTTTCCATGCCCGTGACATTTCGCGCTTCATGCGAGTTTTTGCCAGCCGATCAACATCTACAATGGTTCCGGCCAATCCGCGCTTACTGATGTTATGCGCCGGCGAAAATGGCAGATGTTTCGGATCAGGGAGCGGCGGCATCTGGCCACCAACATCCAGACTGCCGATATAGGGCACCGCATTAATGATCCTGAACGACGGCCTTAATTTGCGCCGATTGTCTACAAATTCGCCATCACCCTGTCCGCGAGCAGCCGATGATGACATGCCCAGGCGCTTGCCGGCAGGAGCGAATCCGCTTTTACCAAATGCGCGGCCAGGCGTCAACACGGGCGAGTCTAGTTGGATGCCTACAGTCTCGCCATCGATCTGGGCGAATACCCATTCCGTTTTCTTCTTGGCCATGGGAGTAGCTGATTGAGCCTTGCGGATGAATGTTTTGCTGACATCACCAACCATCAGCCGCAGCTCCCGGCGGGATACGCGGGCCAGCCTGCCGATAGCACGGTCTAGCCCCTTAATGTCTGCGTCCTTAAATTCAATCATTGGCCGTGCCATCAATCGCTAAATTCCTGTATCAGCAGCAGTTTGTAACTGACCCCAGTAGATGAGATCCTACGGTTGTCGAGCCGATATGTTTTTATTCCGTTCTCGGTGCTGAATGTTACTAACTGTTTCGGCGTCGGCTCATCGTCGCTGAAATCCGAAACCCTCACATCGACCCTGCGCATGGTGACGTTCCGCACGCCGGCCGCTGTATAGTCTTTCTCAATCGTTTCGCCGTGATCAACAAAATCATAGTCGGCACCTTTATAGGTCATCCCCATCCGAATACCGAATAGCGGATCACCTATGACCTCCTCGAAAAAATCAAATTCTCCAGCCATTACTTCTTCTTCTTTTTGGCTGCCTTCTTCTTCTTCTTCGCCGATGCCGTAGCAGGAGCGCCTTTCGACGCCCCCGCCTTGGCTGCGGTGGTTTTTGCGGGATCAATCGAAACAGCTTTGCCGCATTGTCGCAGCGACCGAGCTACAAGGCCATGACATTCCAATTCCTGCCCGACTACCACGTTCCCGTGGCCGGGGCAGAATGTGTCGCGGATAATCCGTATCCATTCCATAGCCTATTCCTCCTGATCCGTTATTGCTTACTGATTGCCTGCGTCGGTTATTGCTTACTGATTGCCTGCGTCGGTTGATACGGCGAACGAGACAGCGTGGCGAACCGCGATGTCAGTCAACTGCATCACAACAATGCGGATCTGGCCGTTGCTGGCCTGGGTGAAAGGATCGACGACAATGTCCAATCCTCCCCACTGGCCAATCAGCAACTCAGTCCAGTTGCCGAAAAATACGACGTTGCCGGCTACCTGCTCAGTCACGAGTCCTGAGTATCCATTGACCACATCGCCCTCCCACAAGAACATGCCAGATCCGGCGTCCTTCGTGGTAGTCTTCCATGCGCCACGCACTGCTGCTGTGGTCATGTATGCCAGGCTGGAACCCATCAAGGCATTGTCGGTTGCGACCAATGTCTCGAAATTAACGGCATCTGCCCATGTCGGCGCACCGCCGAACGTGAGCGCATTGATGCCGGCAGTATTGGCGATGCCAGTTGGCTGATTCGATGCACCAGTGCCATGCAGCGCTGCAAGGTCAATCGTGCGAATCATGATGTTCGCCAGATCGCGCCGAACAAACGACTCAATGTCAATGCTCGACTGTGCGATCAACTGCTTGCTGAATGGCGTTTCTGCACTCAATCGCTTGGGTGCCAGAGTAACCTCGCCAAACGTCTGCTCCGATGGAGTAGTCGCGCCGGTTTCAGTCAGCCAGTCAGCGGTTGCCGCGCCCGTCTGGGACGGAATCGAGACATTGCCAACCAGCCCGCTCAGGGTAGTTGCACCGGCCTGGGCGACCAGCGGAGCATTACGCAACAGCTCGATGAACGAATCACCCAGCACGTCTTCCTGCACCGTATGACCGCCGGCAGTATCAACACCAGTATTCAGGGTACGACCCCATCCGGCCTTCTGCACATCCTGCGGAATCCAGAAGCCACGCGCCTCCTGGCCATACAGATCAGTGGCCGCCTTATGGGCCTCGCGCTCAAGGCCGGTAAGCCCGGCGATGCTTCCACCGTTGGCAGCCATTTCGCGAATCGCTTTAACGATGCTGTATTGGCGAATCTCGTCCTTGTTCATGCCGATGTCGGCCTGCAGTGAAACCGGTGCCGAGGCGATCAGATCCAATACGTTGCGGCTGAACTGCTGCTGCGGCATACCCTCGGAGATAGCAGTACGTGCCAACTCCATCTGGCCATGCTTTTCGCCAACTGCGAGAATGTCGGCAACGCGAGCGCGTTCCTGACCCGTTGCGTCACTAGACGCCGTTTCCCGAATCACCTTGATGTCGGGCAGTTTCTCCGTGGTTTCGTTTTCCACTTTTCTCTCCTGCGTTGCCGGATCTGCCGGCGGTTTTGGTTCGAGTCGTTGCCCGACTCCGTCACCCTCGTGGGTACGATCAAATAATTCTCCCGTTTCAACCGGGCCATTCTTATTTTCCATTTTGCGCCCTACTCCTATAGTCGGGTCTGCGGGTATTGGCTCAAACGAAAAGCCAAGCGGCTCCCAGTCTGTCGCCCTGAAACTGACAATGCCATCTGTCTCGCCATCGCGTTGCATCGCGTGGATCTGGTAATCAACTGACACATTTCGGCGGATGCCATCAATAACATCGCGTCGGATGATGTCCGCTCTGGGAGTATTGCGGCTGAATCGGTAATCGATGACCAGTTGCCGCTTGTCGTTCAGTCTGGCCCCTGTAACGACCGCAATCTGATCGCCGTGGTGACGATCCAAAACAGCAGCGCCACCATTGAGTCGGCCCATGCGGATTGATGCGTCAGTGTGATCGAGTATCTCGCGCCCGAACCATCGAGTAACCGGCAATTCGCTTGAGATCGTCGCCCGAAACTCCATCTGATCATCATCGTCATCGCCGTCATGGTCGCGAGCTAATAGCTCTACAGCGGCATTACGCTGATATTGCTCTGAGCGAATCTGCAGCAATTCTGCTTCGTCCATCATCATCTCCTGTTTCATCTGGATCTAAAACTACCTCGGCCTCGCCAGCCTCTATTTCCAGTTTAATTTTTGCCGTAGTTGGAACTGTCTCGGCGTCAATCTGCGCCTCTCGCTCGCGATCCTTGGCATTGTCGGCATAGTCGCTATCATATTCAGCGGCGACGCCCGTATTAGATTTCCAGCCTTCCTCGACTGCGATCTTATTTGCCATTGTATCGTTTCGTGGATCGACCCAGATCCACCGGCGACCGTGCCATGTAACAGATTCAATAATCTCATCGAGCCTGGTAAATGATACGCCCTGGACTGCGCCCATCAGTAGCGCCGTTTCAATCCAGCGCTCGAATACCAATGCGTGCAGATGTTCGGCCAGAAACTCCTGGTCACACATCCACGCATCGCGCTCATCCAGTTCCGCGCTACGGATGCTCGAATAGGTCACGCCCTCATAGTCGTTGGCCAACTTGTTATAGGTGACATCAAGGCCGCTGCCGATGCCCTGCACCATCGCCTTGCGGAAATCGGCGAACGTGACCGCCGGATGCGTCGGGTCATAACTCTGAAATTCAACATCTGGCGGCAGCAGCTCAAATGTGCCTGGCGACAACTCCTGGATAAATGACCCGTCGCTTAATTCCTCATCAGCATTGTAACTGTCGCCGGGCTTATAAAAACCGCCCTTGGTAGCGCCGACGCGGGCCGCAACTACCTCGGCCTCCTCGTAGCCTTGGAGCTGCTTCAGGAGTACTGCAGACGCATGAGTGGCCGGCATGTGCCGAGTCTCGCCGATTCGTTCAGTGCGGCCGAGTGCGATCATCTCGTCAGCCGGGATTCTGATATAGTTGCGCCCGTTCATGCTACCGACATCCGCTACGCTGTCATTCGGATGCGCCGTCAGCACATAATAAGCTGTGGTAAAATTCCATTCGCGATCCTTCTCGATGCCCATGATGACCTTTCGGCCTCTGCCGAACGGGTCAGCATTCAGATCGGTATCAATAAAATCTGGCTCGATCAACTGCAGAGCGAACCCGAAATCATTAAACTGAGGGCCGCGTACCATCCTAACGAATAACTCGCCATCGCGCTTCAGGTATCTGACTGCCAGGTTTTGAACATCGCGCCAACTATGCTCGCGGCAAACAGTGCAACTCCGAACCCTGCCCCACTTTTTCCACGCCTTGAGAATTGCCATGCCACTGTCGGCATCCATTTCGCCGAGTTTGGCCTTGATCCCCTTGCTGCCGATAGTGTTGCGCTCTGAGATCGACAAATAGCGTTTTATATATGTGTTATTCTGTGCCAGGTCGCGTGATCGCTCCCGGCCACCGTCGAGCGAGTTTAATACCTCAGTCGCCGGGCCAGTGCGGCCCATGATCCAATCGGCAGTTAGTCGGTTCATTTTAGCGAATGAATAGCCACGCTGCTTCGCCTTTTTGCCGAATCCCATCGAGCGCTTAAATTTTTGCCAGAGCGTCATGCCTCAACGAACCTCACGCCAATATTATTCCGCCGTGATTTGCCGTTTGCCTTGTCCCTGTCGCTCTCTTCCTTGGCAACGCGAGCGATAAATACCTGCTCCCATTCAACTATCTCAGACGGACTCAGCCGATGTAGTTGCCGGTCGCCGACAATAATATACCGCTGGTCGCTGGTCGCCTTTCCCTCGATGAGCGCTTGGATGGCGTCTAGCGTGCGCTTCGCCTGGCTGCGCCCATCATGCGCACTCTCGACTATTGACAGGTCGCCTGATATGGTGATCTCGCCGGTGCCTACATGGGATCGCTCTGCGCCGGCAGTTACATACGCATCCCAAAATGTAGTCTGATCGGTGCTGCCAGGATTGAGTGCAGCCGATTGAGTTTTGGAGATGGTCGCGAGGTGATCGTCGCCATCAGCAACTGCGGTGATATCGAGCTGGGTAGTGCCCCGAAAACTATAGACAAGCGTCCAGGTGCTGGCAGGGAAATCGCCTAAAGACTTCCGCCATTTGATTGTCTCGCCCGCGTGAATTGCGGCCGGCTCGTTGTCGTGGACAGGGATCGCCATTACGCCAATATTGAGAGGTAATAGCGTAATTTACAATAATTAGTGGTACAAAAATGTAAACTTTATTAAACTTGTTGCGATTCGGTAATCTCAACGCTGGCGATCAACAGTTGCACGGTTATACGGTAACATCGACAGATCGGAACCAGATGCTTCTGCAGTTTCATATCCTGGTTACCCTCCTCTATCTGGTATATCGTATTTTTGTTCAAATCGCAGATACGCGCTACCTGGGCGGCGGTCATGCTACGATTCTCGCGGACCTGGCGCAACCTCTCGCCGATTTTTACCTGATCAATCATTGCCGTCACCAATTAGTGGCGAATCCGCCGCCGCCTCGCATTCCGCCGCGCTTACTGGTTGATTTTTTCCCATCATTGCCGCCCTCGGCTGCTTTAGGTTTGTCGTGCTGATTAACTTTCCGCTTGCGCTTTTTTTCCAGCGAGCATCCAAGCATCGCCGCCGCCACGCAGCAGCCGGCCGTAGTATCTAGCCAATGGTTCTCGCGATTCGGCACCAGCCGCCAAATATCAAACTGGCCGCCTTTCTCTGTAAATGATCTGGTCATTCTCTCAGAGGTTATATGCTCGCCGAATTGATCGTGCTGTTCAGGATCGTCGCCCCATAACGTGATGCAGCCCTCCTGCCCTGCCGGCGTCTGGAATCGACGGTGCAGAAATGACTTCCAATGGTTAGTATCGAAACTCACCAACCTGACCCGTGCGTCATCGTTTGGCGGCCTGCCTTGATACCAGCGATCGCCCATGCGCCGCCCTGACTTCTTTTTAGGGTTGAATGGGCGACCGGGGCCGACGTATAAGCCGTGAGCAGGATAGACCATGCCGCGCCGGGTGCTCTGCTTTGTGTATTCATAGACGGTCATCGTCGTCTGACCCCATGAACTATCAACCAGCAGCCGCTCAAGTGGCATGTCAACGTCATCTGCTCGCGTCCAGTTCTGCTCAAATAGGTAATCTTCAAGGTCATCGAGTCCCGCCCTGATGCGGCCTTCTAAACTCTTGCCGCTGTAAGCCTGCTCCATGCTGCTGCCGGCACCTGGTGGATGCGTGCCGTACTCGATGATCCAGCCGGTCATATCAACCCGAAAGGCGGCGACCGTGTAGTATAGCTTGTCAGCCATTACGTCGACATGGGCAACCAGGTGATCAGCTTCCACCGGGATCTCGCGCCGAGACATGCCGTTGAGCTTGCGGGATACCTGCTTCGATGTCAACTGCCGCTGGTCTACCTCGATCGCTGATACCGGGTCATTCTGGAACTCCGCATAGAATACCTTGCGATCGGTTAGGAACTCATTCATTGCCGACTGAATGGCGCTGATCTCCGAATCCTTGAACCGCTCATCCCAGTATACCTCCGCTCCATCGTCCATCGCCTTGCGATTCTGCGCATAGAATTTATTGGAGATGGCCACCGCATCCTGCGCATCATCCTCTTCCCTGAATGCCTGCGCCCTGACCTCGCCGTACTCCTTCCATAGCGTCTTCTCTGCCTTGGGAAATCTTATCAGCATGGAGATCCGCCGGCCGCGCCATGTTGGGTTGCAGGCATTATATGCCGCTATCTCGACCGTCGGGCCGGCCAGCTTCAGGATGTCGCCGTTTATTGTTTTCTCCCGGTCGCCAGTCTGCTTGGGACTGTTCGCGCTCTCCCTAGTCTGCGCATCATCCGCGAATACGAAATCAGGCCGGATGATCTCGCCATCCATCGTGATATGTTTCATTCCACGAATCGCGCCGGTGATGCCGCGTACCTCAACCGTATTGCCGCTCCAGTAGTTTAGCGGGCAGTCGTATGTCGGCAGCACTATACGCTCTGTGCCCCAGATCATGGCAACCTCGCCGCCCTCCGGCGACAATAAGGTCTTGGCCTTGATCGCCTTGCCCTCGATCTCGCGGACGAGTGCGGCCAGTTGCGGATAATCCTCGGCGATCCGCTCGTTGAACTGCAGACTACTTTTACAAAATTCGATGATATCCTTAGACTCATCAGCCGTCGCAGCAATACCAACAGGAAAACGCCGGTGCCCTTCCAGGATTGAAAACAATATGGCACCCATGCCGATTGATGTTTTCCCAGATCCGCGTGGCATTGCCCTGCAATGTTTGCCGCCGTGGATTATGCAGCTCTGCAGTTCGCCGATCAGCTCATCATGGTCATCGCTCATCTGCAGGAAGAAAATCAGCGGGAAATAGTACAGCAGCCAACCGCGCAAATTCTCATGGAACCGCTCACGCCTTGCCATGGCTTCCGGCGACAGCCATGCCTTCTCGCAGCGCCGGGATGCGTTGCGTGCCGCCTTTTGATTCTCGCGACTAGCCAGGGCCGCTTCAGGTGATAGGTCCATCAATCATCCAGAATTAGGAGGCGGGCACCCTGAAATAACCCACGGGCGGCGGAGGGGGAGATACCGACCGCCTGCAGGGATGGTGCCCGCCATATTATCGCCTCGGACGTACTCTATACTGATTCTGCTCGTTAAACAATCGATTGTATTTACGCCGCATCGCCATCACAAACATAAATACATATAGCCGGAATGTCTGGTACGTGGAATGCACAACACGCCGATGGCAACGCCAGCAGAGGCAGACGCCGTTGTCGAGATTGTACGCCTTTTCGGGGTAGTGGTACTTCGCCCGGATGTGGTGCGCTTCACCGAGGAGGCCCCGGGCCTCGATCTGATCCTTGGTCTTGAAGTACATAATATGCGGCAGGTTATCGGGAAATATCTCGGCCTCCTTGAGGGCCGCGTCGACCTCCCGGCGCTTTAGGCATTGCCGCTTGCACATGAAACAGATCATGCCGTCGCGTTGCCGGATCAGGATCGACCAGCGGGCGAGATAGTACCCTGAAAACTTAGGCACCATCAATCTCCAGATCGAACGTAAACCGCCGCTGGCCGTCAACATCCACGTAATGCCTATTGCGCAATGCCGCCGCCATGTTGATCGCCGTCCCTCGATTGATGTACACCTGAGAGGTCGCCAGCACCTGCCCGTTATCGCCGCTCTCGATTCTGTAATACCATCGACCACTAGGCCCGCACCTTACGTGGATGCTGTCATTGTTGCCCATCGTTTTGCCTCTCCTGTTTTAGGGTGATTGCCCCGCTCGCGCGACGTTGCAATATTACAAAGTTTAGC